GAATCCACCAGCTGCTGGTCCCATTGGTATCACAAGAGGAAATGCATCGTAATAAGGTAATGTCTCTTTATACTTAGGATCATAATAGTACATATACATATTACCGAATGCACCCGTCTTTGGTCTATTTCTTAATGCAATCTGTTCATCTCTTAATACTTCTGAACGATTAACACGACCGAGTTGAGAAGCTTTCTTTCGAAACCAATCAATAGACTGCTTAGTCCGTGGTGTAATACCAGCACGGAATGCTTCGATCTCGAGTTGTTGAAATAAATTTGCCATAGATCTATTTATAACTATTTCTTAGGTTTTTTGCGATATGGCGCAAGTGGTTTTAACTTCTTCAATTTACCCGGCATTGGCTTCTGCAATAGTTTCATTTCTTGTAGAGTTTTCTCTGTCCATATCTGAAACTCCCAGCCACGATCTTTACAATAGTCTTCGGCTGCTTCCCACTTGTTCATATTTTTGATATATGTCAGACCTTCATTGATATATCTTTTTGTTCTACGTTCTCCGGTTGGTGGAGCAGTTTCTTTTTCAGGTTTGATTTCAACAAGGATTGTTTTTTCTTCGGTTATAATTTTTAAGTCCACGAAATATCTGTGATATCTTTTATCGACATCATAATAATATGGTATCACAACTTCTTCAGAAGACCATGACTTTACTTTTGGATTATCGTCGCACCATCTCATTGCGTTGCGTTCCCACAACGATCTGTAGGTGACTTTCGTAAAATCACCCTTGTATTTGTTTGTGTTCTTTACTATGTAACGTCCAGAATATGCCATTTTTTATTATAAATAGTTTCAGTAAATTTTTATTTATAGGAAAATTACATGCCAAGAGAAATAGAAAAAATTACCATCGATGAAGGTAATTTGAATTTAAAGTATCCACTGAATCAAGAAGGTAGATTACAATCTAAAATTATATTCCAACCAATGGAAGTTATCGGTACAGAATTTAAATTTAAAAAAGCAGGTTCTGGTGGTACAGGTTCTGGAATCGACCAGAGGTTCAACGGTACTGTTTCTGGATCAAAACTAACTTCTATGAAATTAAATAAACTGAATCAAAGAACTGAATTATATTTGCCATTAACTTTTCAAGTGAATGATGCGTTAGATTATGGAACTGCGGAACTTGGTCTTGCAGGTGGAGCAGCATATGGTGCGATAGGACAAGGAGCTTCTTTAGGAGAGGGAGTTCTCAAAGGTATACAAGAGATGGGTGATAGTCTTCTCGACTTGTTTAATGTTGTTGCAGGATCTGGATCTTTATCTGCTATCGCAGCTGCCAGAGCAGCCAGTGTTCCAGGAGTTCCATCTGTCGCGAGAGATGTTGTTGGTCTATTAGGAAGGGTTGTGATAAATCCTAATTTGAGAACTACTTTCAGAGGTGCGCAAATAAGAAACTTTATGTTTCAATTTGATTTCCATCCTCGATCTGCTGAAGAATCTCGAGAAGTTAAAAAAATAATTAAACAGTTTAGAATCAATGCTTATCCAGAAGAGAGTGCTGGAGTTGGTTCTATACCTATAGCTTACAGATATCCAAACATATATCTTGTTAGATTGCTTTCTGGTAAAAATGGAATATTCAAAAATGTTGGAACACCGATAAAACTTTCATACCTTGCAAATATAGAAACAACATATAATAGACAGCCAGGTGAAGGATTATTTACAGATGGATCACCAACTCATATTTCACTTACTCTCCAATTTAGAGAATACAAAGCACTTTCAAGAAAAGATATTATCAACGAAGAAGACGAATCATATTTCACATATGAAGGAATCACGTTACCAACAGGAATGTTAGAATGAACTTTTTTAAGCATTTTCCAGAAATTGAATATAAATTTGGCAATGAAGCAAATCCAGATATATTTAGAAATATAACTTTATATGCTGATGTCATAGATCAAGTAAAAGATAACACTTCACTCTATGAAGATTATACTGTCATAGAAAATGAAAGACCCGATCAGTTGTCATTTAGGTTTTATGGTAGTTCAAATTTTCATTGGACTTTTTACTTGATGAATGATAAATTGAGAGAAAGTGGATGGCCTCTTTCTAATGCACAACTTTTAGAATATGTGAAGGAAAGATATAAAAATAAAACTATAACAACTTTATCAACAATTATAAATTTCCCCACTTTTTTCAAAACAGGTGATACAATATCGGGTAGAACTTCTGGTGCCACTGGAACTATTACTCATAAAGATTTCAATCTAGGACAACTGACTGTATCTGTGAACGGATCCACTCAGTTTATAGTTGGAGAAAATATAGAAACTACTGGAACTTCTGAACTAGTTTTAATAGGATCTTATGAAGATGAATATCTTGCAGCTGATCACTATGAAAATTCAAGTGGAGAATATGTGGATATCATAGATGCAAATGGTGCTGCTTCAAATGCTGCACTATATACAGAAGTCACTATATTAGATAAACTTCACGAACAAAATGATGAATTGAAACAAATAAGAGTTGTCAAACCAAGTAGAATTAATGAAATAGTTTCCTCATTTAAAGAGGCTATCAGAAGCTAATGGAAAGCAGATCATCATACAAATATGAATCTATATTACTCAACTCGGAAAGAATAGAAATTCCTCTTGAAATTATGGCGAACGTGAGTGATTTAGATATATTCGAAAGTTTGAATAAACCATATCTGACAGGAGAAATGGTATTTCTCGATAACTCTGCTGTTGTCGAAGGTGTAGATATTCTTGGTGGAGAAACAGTAACAATAAGAATCAAAAGTTTGAAAAATGATGATACTCAAATGATATCAAAAGTTTTCTACATCACCAAAATCGTAAAAACGATTCGAGAAGGAAATAACACTGACATAAACATAATACACCTGACAGAAGATGTTGCTTATATATCGAGTCTATATAATTTGAATAAAGTTTATACAGGAAAACGATCAGAAATAATTAAAAAAATAATTGGAGAGTATTTACCAGAAAAAAACTTTTTAATTGAAAATGAAGATTTCAATTCAATTAAAGTTATCATTCCAAATTTAAATCCGATTGAATCTATTATTTGGTTAAATAGAAATGCAACTACTACTGATGGGTATCCATTTTATGTTTATAGAAATTTAGTAGAAGATCATATTATTTTTAATGATTTAGGAAATATGCTTTCTCAAACTTCTATGAATGAAAAAACTCCTTTCATACATTCTACTGCTACTGTTAATGGTATAGTGGATAAAAGCAAATCAAAAAAGATTACTCGGTTTCAGTTTGGAGTTACAGAAAATTTACTAGAAATAATTCGAAAAGGATTAGTCGCATCTGAATATCAATTTATTGATACAAATAAAAATTTAAATAATAAATTTGACTTTGATGTGATGAAAGATTTATTTGAAAAGTTAGAGCAAACAGAAGTGGTCAACAGAAAGCAAAAAAGTTTTTTATTTTCAGAAGATTATAAAATAAACGAAACTTCTTTTAATAAATTAAAGAATAGAAAAATAACTCAAATCGGTGGATCTGATGCATTTAATGGTAGGAATGCATACAGTGAATATAAAAATGCTGCTGAATATAAAACGAAAGTAATAAAAGATGCGATGAATTCTTTTGTAAAAAAGTCTCCTCTTCAAGTCATAGTAGACGGAGAAGATTTTATCGATGGAGACCAAAGTTATTCAATAGGGAATAATGTAGATTTACTTTTTCAGAAAGCAGATCCAGATAGATCCGAAAGAGGTGATTTTGTGGATGATAAAAAATCAGGAAAATACTTGATATTTGCGTGTAGACATATGTTTAAAAAAGAAAGATATGATATATCTCTCTCTTGTGTAAAGTTGGCTAATAATGATACCATCTGATAATATAGATTTTTATGGAGATCAAACTCGATGGTTTATCGGAATCGTCAAGAGTATCAACGATCCTCAGAAACTTGGAAGAATACAGGTAAGAATTAAAGGTGTGCATTCTGATAGTCTTATAGAGATACCAGATGTGGATTTACCATGGGCACAAGTTGTGGCACCGATTACTGGTGGTGGAACAAATGAATTAGGAAATGCTCTTGGTGTTCAACCCGATGCAATGGTGTTTGGTATTTTCCTTGATGGTCAAAATTCACAACTTCCACTTGTACTCGGTTTCATACCAAAATATGAAGGTGACAATAGAGATACAGTATCCACAAGTAGACTTGCAACTGGTACTAATACGATTAGTAAAACTCCTGATAGTGTGAACGGAGAACCGAGTAGTCCATACGCAGCTCAATATCCACATAACAAAGCATATCAAACTACGAGTGGGCATGCGATTGAAATTGATGATACACCAAATGCAGAGAGGATTCACATATATCACAAGTCAGGTACTTTTGTTGAAATGCATCCGAATGGTGATGTCGTAACACATCACAAAAATGGATTCAGAACTGTAACAGGAAACGATAAACTGCATGTGACAGGAAATTTAAAAATTGTAGCAGACGGACATATTACTATGGATGGACAAACTATTAATTTAAATAGTGGAAATAAAGGAGCTGCTAGGATTGGTGATACAGCTGATACAGGTGACCAAGGAACAGGATCACACTTTGATGTTAACGCAGCTGGAACAAATAAAATTGAATCGGGATCAAGTACAGTATTTATCGGAGATTAAGTTATAAATAGTGTAAAGGATTTTACATATGGCTAGAGTATTTTCAAACGAAGATGGTAATTTATCTAATAAAACGATAATTACATCTCGTACAAAATTATATAAAGATATCGATTTGAGTTTCGCTAAGAAATCTGATGGAGATGTTTTTAAGAAAACTGATGCTGCTGCTGTGAAGCAATCTATTAAAAATATATTAATGACTAATAAAACCGAAAAACCTTTTGATCCTTATTTCGGTGGAGGATTAAATGCATATCTTTTTTCCTTATCTACAGAAGTAGATGAAGATGATATAAAAGATACAGTTTATAATGCCATATATAATTCTGAAAAAAGAGCTATCGTGAAGGAAGTCAATGTTGAAGTTTCTCCTGATAGTCATGAACTTAGGATATCTGTTGTGTTTCAGGTGATAAGCACTGAAGAAGAAGATACACTGAATATATCTCTCACAAGGTTAAGATAAAATGACAATAATTCAATCATCTGATTTAGATTTCGATACAATAAAAGAAAGTCTTAAAACTTATTTATCTCGGCAAACCGAGTTTGCTGATTATAATTTTGAAGGAAGTGGACTTTCTAATATATTAGATGTATTAGCATACAATACACACCTGAATGGATTAATCGCTAATATGGCGATCAACGAATCATTTTTAAACTCTTCTCAGATCAGAGCATCTGTTGTTTCTCATGCAGAAAATTTAGGATACTATCCAAGGTCAAAAACTGGATCTCAGGCAACTGTGAATATTTCTATCGCTTCGACTGATACATCCACTTCTACTGTAACTCTTCCAAAGTTCAGTCAATTTATATCATCAGTAAACGAAACGACATATACATTCAGAACTCTCGATGCATTTATTGCGATTAATGATGGTACAGGTAATTTTGTTTTTAAAACAGAATCTGGTTCTTCATCTATTCCAATCACAGAAGGTGTCCTTAAAACGAAAACATTTCTTGTTGGCGAAACTATAGATGATCAAGTTTATGTTATTCCTGATGTGAATATGGATACGAGTACTGTTTCTGTAAGTGTTTTTGATACTCCCACATCTTCTTCATTCACTTCATACACTAATATAAACGAAGTTTTGAGTATCAGTTCTAATTCTACTGTTTACATTTTGCGAGAAGCACCTAACGGATATTACGAATTTACATTTAGTGATGGAAATATACTTGGAAAAAAACCAGAAGCTGGTAATAAAATTGTAATAGAATATCTTTCTTCTTCTGGATCTGATGCTAACTTAGCCTCTTCTTTTGAAGCAGTAGGAACTCCTCTTTCAGGATTCAGTGTAACAACAACAACTGAAGTAAACTCAGCAGGTGGTGCAGAAAAAGAATCTCTTGATTCTATTAAGAAAAATGCTCCTGTTAAATTTGCGACACAACAAAGATTAGTGACTGCCGAAGACTATAAAGCGCTTATATTAGCAAATTATGGTAACGTAGTTCAAGATGTTTCTGCTTGGGGTGGGAATGATAATATTCCACCTACATATGGAGAAGTTTATGTCAGTCTTAATTTTAAAGATGGTATCCCAGAAGCAACAAAAACTATAACCAAAGCAAGTATTAAAGAAAATTTATCGACAAATCTTGCTATACTTTCGATAGGAACAGAATTTTCAGATCCTACGAATACATTTTTAGAAATGACTGTTACATACAATTTTGATCCAGACTTAACAGGATCTACTACAAAAAGTATAGAAAATTTAATTAGAACAACTGTAATAAACTTTTTTGCTAACAATTTAAATACGTTTGACAGAGTTTTTAGAAGGTCAACTATATTATCAGAAATAGATTCTCTTTCTCCTGCTATTCTTAACTCCTCCATGGAAGTTAAAATGCAACAGTCTTTCACTCCTACACTGAATACAAATAATGGATATTCTGTAAATTTCCCTTCATCGATTGCTATTGCTGATGATGTCAATTACATAATAACTTCCTCTCCTTTTACATTTAACGGTCAAAGTGCATTTATAAGAAATACATTAGGAACGAATACTTTAGAAATAGCAACTGCAGAGGGTACTGTTTTTGTTCTCAGTGATAATATAGGGTCTTATGATTACGTTTCTGGATCAGTTAATATAACAACTCTCAATGTGAGTGCTATAGTCGGAAGTGGGATAAAAATTTCTGCTATTCCTTCGAATCAAAGTACCATTAGACCAATAAGAAACTATATACTAAAACCAGATGAATCAGCTCTTTCCGTGGTTACAAGGGTTGATTTCCAAAACACTCCATCTACAGTGACACTATGACGCACAGATTAGAAGATAAAAATAGAAGAAATTTAAATTTAGATAGATCTAAAGTATCTGAAATACTTCCAGAATACTTTCAGAGTGAATATAACTCTTCAAGTGATTTGACTGTCTTATTGAAAAAGTATTATAACTTTCTCGATAGTTCTGGAAGACATTCTTTTAAAACCGAAATTAATAACATAATTTCTGCGAGAGATGCTGCTCAGAATGATGAAAACTATTTAGATCAACTTATATCTGAAATAGGTAACGGACTTACCGCATCTTCATTTTTTCAAAATCCAAGATTAATGGCAAAATATCTCCCTTTGTTATATGGGTCAAAAGGGACAAAACTTTCTGCTGAAGCTTTCTTCAAAGGATTTTTCGGAGAAGAAGCGACAATTTCATACCCTAAAAATGAAATGCTTTATGTTGGAGGAAAAGAACCAACAGGTGAACAAGGTAGAATAGGATTCAACGATCAAAATTTTATTCAAAATAATGCTTTATATCAAATATATTCGATACTTGTTACTGTTTCTCTCGCATCTGATGATTACGAAACATTATATAAAAAGTTTGTGCATCCTGCTGGTTTTTATTTAGGAACTCGAGTTCTTACTGATGAAAATGGTATAATTAGTTTTTCTGGTTTCACAGAAAATCCACTTGATCCTAATATCGGAGCTTTCCTTGTTACAGATGAAGCATCTGGAATCATTACGACTTTTCAAAACACGGAAATTACAGGTCTCATAGAATCTAATGGTGTCAATTTTAGATTGAAACTCAACGATATAGTAGATAATTATAAAGATATTACGATAACAACATTAAATTATATCTACGGAACGAATAAAAATCTTGTTACACCAAACTCTCTCACATTCGACATAACTGGTGTTATTGGATCTGAAAACCAATCAGTGTATGATAGCACATTTTCATTATTACCTTCTTTAGATTCAAACGAACAATGGGTTTCAATTGGTACGAGTGATAGTAATAGAAGCGATGTAACACCATTTCAAGTAATTTATAATGATAGTGAAACGGGAAGATACATTCCACCAATCGAAACATATGAGTATATTTCTGACTCAGATGCAGAAACTGAGCAATTTGATTCAGAAGTTCCTTTTCAAGTAATTTATCAAAATCCTGATGGCATAATATATTACACTGATAGCAGCAGAAACAGATGGGTAGAAGATTCGGCTGGTGCTACGAATATATTTGATGGGTATCCTTTCATAGAACCAACTATATTCGAAAGTGGTGGAGCAGATTCTTATTCAATAGTCGATATGACACAGTTTCCAATTGGAAGAGATTATCAAGAGTCAAGTGATCCTTCAACAATACAGCAATATAGTTTTCACGAAGGAAGTTATATAGAAGCGGTTGATAGCGATACTC